AAATGAATTTGGTTTTATGTTATTAAAACAAGGTAAAAATAAAATAGCTCTTAAAAGAAATTAATGCTTGATCATCATACTTTAAATAAAATTAAACTTGAGATTAATAGACAAATCACTAGTGTTAAAGAGCATATTTGCTATGGGGTTGATTCGGTTGAAAAATTAATGTATGCTCGGGGCAGACTCAGCGCTTTAGAAACGCTGCTTCAGGATATTAAAAACCTGCAAAAGGAGGATAACGATGGTACAATTGATAAAACCTAAACTTACAGATTTCGGAAACGAAAAAGTAAAAGAAGAGGTTAAATCACAGATTCCAACAGATCCCAAAGGCATCAAAGAATATCTTGAAATCATACCTAACCCGGTCGGTTACAGAATGCTAGTTAGACCTTGGTCTGGCCAAGCAAAAACAAAAGGTGGTCTTCTTTTATCAGACGAAACTCAAGATAAGATTCAAATGACAACTGTCGTTGGTTTAGTCGTTAAGATGGGTGACCTTTGTTACGAGGACAAAGAAAAATTTCCAAACGGTCCTTGGTGTAAAGAAGGCGAGTTTGTCGTTTACGGCAGATACGCTGGAAGTAGATTTCAAACTAAATACGGTGAACACCGTATTCTCAATGATGACGAGATCATAGGAACTATAAACAAGCCAGAAGATATTCTCCATTTATTTTAATAAAGGAGGATAAAAATGGCAGAAGTAAAAGACTACAGTGCAGCAGCACTATTAGCCAAAGAAAAAGAAGTTGAATTGGATACAGACGGATTCAAAGATGAAGACGTTGAAGTAAAAGAGGAGACTAAAAAAGAAACTGAACCTAATTTAAATTTAGGTGAAGTTGATCTTGAATACACAGATCATTCAAAATCAAAAGAAGAAAAATCAGATAAACCTAATATAGAAGTTACTGAAGATGAACCAGTGGCTCCTAAAAAAGTTAAAGAAAAATCTGATGATGAAGACAAAGAAGAAAAACCAAACCTTAATGAATCTAGAAGAGATTATCAAAAAAGAATTGATAAACTTGTTTTCCAAAAGAAGGAAGCTGAAAGAAGAGAAAGAGCAGCTCTAGAATACGCTAAGGGAATACAAAAGAAATTTGACCAAACCTCTTTGAAGTTTAAAGAAACTGATGAACAGTATCTTAAAGAACTAGATGCAAGAGTTGATGCACAAAGAGAGCAAGTCAAAGTAGCTCTTCAACAAGCTATCGAAAGTCAAGATGCTTCTAAAATTATGGAAGCAAATGATAAGTTAACTCAACTAGCTGTCGAAAAAGAAAAGGCTAGATTAGAATTAGCTAATCGTGAAAGACTTAAAAAGCAAGAAGAAGAGCAATATAAACAACAACAAAACGTACAAGCTGAAACCTCAAACACAGCTGAATCTTCGCAATCTACACCACAAATAACGCCTAAAGCTAAGAAATGGGCAGAAGAAAATACGTGGTTTGGAAATGATGAAGTTATGACTAATGCTGCTATTACTATTCATAACAATGTTACCCAAGAGGGTATTGAAGTGGACAGTGATGAGTATTATAATGAAGTTAATTCAAGACTAAGGAAATATTTTCCAGAAAGTTTTGATGACACTAAAGACGAGCCTAAAAAGGAGAAACCGAAACCCGTCCAAACGGTTGCCTCTGCTGGTCGTAGTCAACAAGGACGCAGAACTGTGAAACTCACCAAGTCACAGGTAGCTATTGCTAATAGATTAGGGGTGCCACTAGAGGAATACGCTAGATACGTGAAGGAGGATAAATAGTATGAGTACAATTAAGAGAACTTCACGGGAGTCAGATTCAAAAGCTTCAAATGAGGCTAAGAAGACATGGACTCCACCATCCAGTTTGGATGCACCACCTGCACCGAACGGGTACGCCCATAGATGGATACGTACATCCGTTCAAGGTTTTGAAGATACAGCTAATGTATCTAAGAAGCTTAGGGAAGGTTGGGATTTTGTTAAAGCCGATACTATTACAGAAGAAATCGGAACTAATAAATATCCTTACTATACCGAAGGTAAATATCAGGGTTGTATTGGAATTGGAGGCCTTGTGCTGGCAAGGATACCGGTTGAGATACTGGAAGCTCGCGCTGCTTACTTTAATAGAGTAACGCAAGATAGAATGAACGCGGTTGACAATGATCTCATGAAGGAACAGCACCCGGATATGCCTATCAATATTGATAGACAGTCCAGAGTGACCTTTGGTGGTAGTCGCAAAAAATAAATTTGCAATATCTACCGGGTCTTAAAATAAACTGTTAAAGGAGAAACATAACTATGGCAAACGTAAGTGAAAAGTTTGGTCTAAGACCATACAGAAAACTAGACGGTACACCATTAGTAGGTGCTCAAAATAGATACACAATTGCAAGCGGTCACACTACTGCAATTTTCCAAGGCGATATGGTTATTCCATTATCTTCTGGAAATATTGATAGACATACTGCTGGTGGTACTGTACCTATCGTGGGCGTTTTTAACGGATGTTTTTACACAGATCCAACTACTCAAAAGCCGACATATAAGAATTACTACCCAGGTTCTATTGCAGCTTCGGACATCACAGCATTTGTTGTTGATGACCCAGATGCAGTATTCCTAGTAGATTCTGACTCGACTTTTACGAGAGCGAATCTGTTTGCTAACTACGATGTTACAAACACTACTGGTGTTACACAAACAGGAATATCTAAATGTCAGTTAGATCACTCAACTAACACTTTAGCATTAAGAGCAATTGATATTTCGCAGGATCCAGATAACTCTGATACTGCAACTTCAAATGCAAACATTCTTGTTTCAATCAACAACCACTTCTATAGAAGTACAACAGGTATATTATAAGGAGTATAAATTATGGCTATATCACGATCACAACTAGTTAAAGAACTAGAGCCAGGTTTGAACGCCCTATTCGGCCTGGAGTACAATAGATACGAAAATCAGCATGCTGAAATTTTCGTAACTGAAACATCTGACAGAGCTTTTGAAGAAGAAGTAATGTTAAGCGGTTTCGCTTCTGCACCAACTAAACAAGAAGGTGCTGGAGTAGTGTTCGATCAAGCAGGTGAAACTTTCACAGCTAGATACAACCACGAAACAATTGCTTTAGCATTTGCTATCACTGAAGAAGCAATCGAAGATAACCTATACGATAGATTAGCTGCAAGATACACAAGAGCTCTTGCAAGATCTATGGCTAACACGAAGCAAGTTAAAGCTGCAAACATCTTGAACAATGCGCAAATAACTACTGCTACAGGTGGAGACGGTGAATCCCTAATCGGAAACGCTCACCCACTTGCTACTGGTGGAACTTTCTCAAACGTTCTTGCAACTGCTGCAGACCTTAACGAAACTTCACTTGAGCAATCGTTAATCGATATCGCTGGATTCGTAGACGAAAGAGGATTAAAAATCGCTACTCAAGGTAGAAAAATGATAATTCCAAAAGAATTACAATTTACTGCTGAGAGATTGATGAAAACTCCTCAAAGAGTCGGAACAGCTGATAACGATATCAACGCAATCGTATCAATGGGAATGTTACCAGAAGGATACAGAGTTAATAACTTCTTATCTGACACTGATTCATTCTTTATTTTGACAGACATCCCTAACGGATTAAAACACTTCGTTAGATCTCCGATCAAAACTGCGATTGAAGGTGACTTCGATACTGGCAACGTAAGATTCAAAGCTAGAGAAAGATACAGCTTCGGTTGGTCAGACCCTAGATGTATATTTGGTAACGGAAACTTACCAACTAGCTAATAAATACTAACTAGTATTACTTAAAAGGGGCGGAGTTTACTCTGCCCCTTTTTTTATATATAATCAAAATACCTAGATTAATTAATTTTGTAGACTGGCTAGGCAGACGGTATAGAGACTACAAAATACAAACGCTATACAGGAGAAACTATTATGGCAAAAACTACATTTTCGGGTCCAGTAATATCTAAAAATGGATTTTACAACACAGGCCCAGGTAACGTTGTAGATGCTGATTCTAACACTTCATTAACAGTTGCTGCACATGCAGGAAAGATTGTTCACAATGATGCTGCTGGAGCAGTGACTTATACATTACCGGCACTAAACGCTACAGCAGACTCTGCAGTTGCAGGTCCACAAGACTATAACAATGCTAACAACATTGGTGCAAAATTTACTATTGTAAGTTCTATCACTAAGACAGGAAGTTTAATTGTTAAAGTTGCAAACGCAAATGATATCATGACAGGTATGGCAACTATCGTTGACACTGATACTACTGATAACATGGAAGGTTTCATGACAGCTGCAACATCAGACACGATCACTTTGAATGGATCTACTACTGGTGGTGTAACACATGCAACTATTGAATGCGTAGCATTAAGTTCAACACAATGGAAAGTTTCAGTTAACACTGGTGGTACTGGTGATTTAGCTACTCCATTTAGTGCGACAGTAAGTTAATAATTAATAAATAGTGGCTCCTTCGGGAGCCACAACTAAAGGAGAAATCTTATGGGATTTAAAGCAGACATACAAGCAACAAGAGCAGTACAAGCTTCTACAGTTGCAGTAGTGCCAAATCCAATTAGACTTAAAGGTGTTATTGCTGCAAATAGTAGTGCATCTTCTGGAGTTGTTGTAATGACAACTACTCAAAAAACTGGAACTACAATGTTAACATTAGATGTTCCTGCAGGAGATGTTATTAACTTTTCATTACCAGAAGATGGAATCTTATTTCCACAAGGAATATTTATTTCAACTATGACTAATGTAGCTGCAGTTACTGTTTTAACAGATAAATATAATGCACCTGATCTAGTTGGTCAAAATGGTTAATAACATC